GGACAGGATGAAGGTCAGCATCATGGCCAGGCCGTGCTCGCGCAGGGCAAGCAGGACACCAGCCCAGAACTCGGGAGACTTCTCTGGCATGGGCATCTCGATATCCCCGCGCGGGGCAGAAACGAAAAAGCCCAGCGCTATGGCTGGGCCTTGAGTGATCGGTGACTTCAGGCCTGCTCGTGCAGGCGCTGCTTCAGCTCGTAGCCCATCAGCGGCCACACCTTGTTGATTGCGTTCTGGCGGGCGATCTTGCGGCCAAGCTCGGCGTCGAAGTTCTCCGGGCTGGCACAGGCCGATTCGCCAGTGACGGTAAAGCCGTTGCGCAGCACCAGGACGCAGAAGGTCAGCAGCGACAGCGGCGGGGTAACGGTCGACAGGCCATCGGAAACGCCTCGCTCGTTGATCTCCTGGCCATGCACGCCTTCGCCCGCGGTGAAGTAGTGCTCGCTGGCGATGTTCGCCTCGATATCTGCCGGGGTTATGCGCGGCGCGGTCAGCCCCTTGTCTTGGATCTCTTGCTCGATGGCGTTGTCGGTCATGCTGGCTCCAGAAACGAAAAAGCCCCGGCAGATCGCTCTGGCCGGGGCTTTGAATTTGATTATCGATCCTAAACGCGCAAGATCGACAGGATAGAATAAATAGTGATGGAACGATGGCTTGCTGTCAACCGCTCAGGCGGCCTCCTTGCAGATAAGTACGCCCTCTGCTGCCAGAATCGCCCCGGCATCGTCCAGCGCTTCTTTCGCCATCTCATCGAGCACGGCATGGATATTCCGTCGCCATTCCCGCTTGGTTGACTCTGGGCGGCCATCCATATCCCAGGTGTTCATGTCGTAGAAGCTATCCGGCAGCACGATCATATCGGCCGACCTGGACTCTACCCGCTTGCGCCTCACCTGATCTGCAGCGAGAGCCGCCTTGATGATGGCCGCCTGCTTGGAAGGCGAGGCGTTGACCGGGATGTCTACGCTGACCGTCGGAGCAAGCTGGACTCTGGCTCCCTTCAGCTTCGGCACCGCCCACGCGGTCACGGCCTTATAGAGGAACAGCTGAGGCGCGGGGGTGGCGATGAGCGGGCGCAGCTTTCCGATAGCCTCGACCTTGTGCGCCTTGTGCGTGCTGTACTTGGCGACTAGCGCATTCCAGTGGCGCTCCTTCAGCTTGGCGTGCAGCCGGGCATACACCCAGCAATCCGCCTGTGCGCGATCGATAGTCTCGCCCCCACTAGCTCGCCCCAGGCTCTCGATGCCAGCCCCGTCTTCGTCGTGAGGGCTGTACAGCTTCTGCCAGGCCTGCTTGCTGGTGTTATCGATGCACTCGGCAGCCAGTGCCGATACCACTGCGCTCAGTACGCTCGGATAGATCATGCCGCTTCCCCCTCCACAAATTCAGAAATCCGCACCCGCACCGCGCCGCCGGGAACCGTCTCCCGGCTCACCCGCAGCTGCGTCACAAAGCGGCTGTCGTCGATGTCCAGCGCATCGGCAAGCCCGTCCCTGCCAGCCTTGAAGCTGGCCAGCATGTTGTCGTCATCGCGTCGGCGCCTGTCCGGCGGGATGAACTCCAAATCCAGCAGAATCCGCGGCGTGCCGTTTACATCAATTCGCGACTGCCTGGTGAGCATGTAGCAGACGCCTCGGTAGTTCTTTGCCACCTTGCCGCGCTTCGCCCAGTGTGTGCGGGCATTCGGGCTCAGCTCCTTGGGCGGCCACGGCAGCTCGATTTCAATCACAGCTCACCCCATTCATCAGCCTGTTCAGCTTCGCCCTGGCCTCCTTCTCCAGCTCCGGATGCGCCGCCAGCTCCCTCTCGGCCCACATCCGCCACCCCGTCCCCTTGTCCCGGCGCTGCAAGTAGATCGAGCTGGCCAGTTCCTGCGCGGCCTTCCAGCGCGCCAGGCAGGCCTCCTTGTGCGCCTCGATCTGCCGGCGGTTCTCCGCAGTCGATGAGGCCAAATTCCATGAGCCAGCGGCCTCCGAACGATTCGTCACGGTAACGCTCTCCATCGTCTCCGCCCTGGATGCTCATAGACGGCTCCTTGCTTCGCGCTCGACTTCTGCCTTTTGCTGCCGATGAAGGTGGAGAAACTCTCTGTAGCTGGCCTCTCTGCGCCGCTCGACCAGGGCGGCTACGGCCAGTCCAGCCAGCGCGACCAAGCCGAAAATCATCATGATCTCGTGCACTTTTCAGGGCCTCCCTTTTGGTGATTCCAGCAAAGCGCTGGAGGCCAGAGCCGGCGCGGCTTCTGGCAATTCTGCGGAATCGGTCAAACCCGCCACCGTACCGCCGTGGATCACGGCGAAACCGCGCTCATCCAGCCAGGCATGCCACTTCTCCAGCGCCTCACGCTTCAGTGCATCGGCACTGGTCTGGATGTAGGCCTGAGCGATCGAACTCATCGTGTGGTTGAGCAGCATCTCGCCGATCAGGTAATCCACCCCCAGCTCGGCCCACCCGGTGCGGGCCAGCTTGCGCAGGTCATGGCTCGACCACTGCCCGCCGCCCAGGCCGGCGAAGATCGCGCTGGCCGCCTTCTCGCTGGTCGGATGGCCGCTGCGGCCCGGGAACAGGAAGGCCGGCTCCTTGCCCTTCGCCTGCTGGATCTCGCGGTACCGGCGCAGCAGCGCACAGGCCTGCTCGGTCAGCGGCAGCACATGCTCGGTGCGCGTCTTGGTGTTCTCCGCCGGAATCAGCCAGACCCGCTCGCCCAGGCTGATATGCCGCCAGCGCGCTTGCCGGGTTTCGCCGATCCGCGTGCCGTGGGCCAGCATCATCAGGGCCAGCATCCCCTCCGCCGGCGCCACGTCGAAGCGTGCGCCCAGGGTCGCCAGCAGGCTCTCCCCGTCCATGCCGTGCAGGCGCGCTGCCCTGGGCTTCACCTTGGCCTGCACGAAGTCGCTGAACTTCACCCCGTCGAGGGGGTTCTGGTCGATCATCTCCAGCCGTATCGCCTGGTGGAACGCCACGGCCAGCACCCGCAGGATCTGCCGCACATAGATCAGCGACAGGCCCTCCTGCAGCGGCCACATCAGCTCGCGGTCCAACGACTGACGATCCAGCTCGGCCAACCGCATTTCGCCGATGCGCGGCAGCAGATGGCAATCGATCATCGACCGAATGCCCGTCTTGCGCTTGCCCGACAGCGCGCGATCCCGGGTAGACCGCTCCCGATACCACTCCAGCAGCTCACCCACCGTCGACCAGCCCCCGCTGCCCACCACCGCTTCCGGATCAGCCACCAGGCGGGCCAGCACCTCGGGCAGCACCGCCAGCACCGCCTTCGTGTTCAGCTCCGGCCAGCCGGCGAACTTCTTCCACTCGCCCGCCGCCCGGACATCCCAGCTCCCCCGAGACCGTTCCTCGAGGAAGCGCAGGCGCAGCGCCGGATGCTGCGCCGCCCGCAGCCGCCCCACCTCGGGCCGTGCCGCCTGCCGCCGGATCTCTGCATCCGACATCGCCACCGTCAGCGTCATACTGCTCAATCCACCACCCCCAACTTCCGCAACTGCTCCCAGGTGTCCCGTACCAGCTCGCGCAGCACGGCCTGCCGTTCCTGCTCACTCATCGACAACTGCCCTCACCCGCTCCAGCTCGGCAGCCAGGTCAGCGCAGTTCTGCTCGAGTACTGCGGCCCGGCGCTGCTCGGCCTGCAGTTTTTCATTGCACCTGCAGTTTTCCGTTGCTCCTGCACCGCCTGCATCACCTGCACTTTCCGTCCCCTCCTGCAGCTTCCGACGCAGCCGTGCATAGCAGCTTTCCGGCATCGGCCCGACAAACTCCTCGGGGAGCGGCGGAACTGGCTCACCAGCCAGGATCTTCAGCCGGCGCACCTCGGCGCGCAGGGCGTGCGCCTCGCTGACAAGCTCAGAAGCTCGTCCGCCTTGGATCAGTTCGAACATGCGGAGACGCTCGGCGAGCTGGTCGCGCTCACCTGCAATCTCGCCAACCTTCCCGCAGTAGTGGGCGCGAGCATCTGCGTGGTCCTTCACGTCTTCGCGTAGCCGCTCGTTCTCGGCCCTGAGCTGGTCGATCTTCGCCTCTTGGCGGCGCAGACGCTCAGCGGAGGCCATAAGGACGATGTAGAACTCATCTTCTCCATCGCCTGAGTTTTCCAAAATGGCTTGGGCGTTATCGACGAGCTCCTTGACCAGATCCTTGGCGAGCACGTCATGTGGGCCGGACAGCGCCTGCTTGAGCGCTTCGTTCTCGGCGACCAGGGCCAGGATGGCGGCAGGGTTGGCGGCCGCGATGAAGCGCGCGTTCTCCAGCTGATGCGCATCCGCAATTGCACGCCATGACTCGATGTAGGTGGTGCCATCCTCGGTTCGAGCCGGGCAGATGTATGATCCGTCCCGCCCCCACGGCCCCGGCGTTGCAGCCTCCGCCAAACGCTTCAGATCGCTCCAATCAGCCATGGCGCACCTCACAGGCTCTTCAGGATTGCCTGGAGCTGACGCAGCTTCTCCAGATTCGCCGCGTTGGCCTCCTGCCCCTGTTCGATGTGGATAGCCGCTTCTTCCACGCGGCGGGCGATTTGCTGGAGCTGATCGGCCATGCTCTTGCTCAGCGCCATGATGGAGCCAGCGATGTCGCCAAGGATCTCGATGGGGCTCTGCACTTCCGGCTTCTCGACCTTGGCGGCGGGCTTGATCGACGGCGTGGTGATGGCTTTTGCTGCGGGCATTTCGGATTCCTTCTGCTGGGGCTTTTCTTGGGCCAGGGAGCGGCTGAACTGGTCATTTCGGCGACGGATCAGGCCGGCGTCGGCAAGGTCGCGCAGGCAGCCACGGGCAACCTTCATGTCCGGCGAACTGCCGGTAACGCGCTTCATCTCGTGCACGATCTGGAACTCTGTCCATGCCTCGCCGATGGGCACGAACTCGTAGAGCTTGCGGGCGATGCTGGTTTGCCCCTGCAGCAGGGACTCGGTCTTGGCGGCGCAGGTCATGCGGTTTTCTCCTGGCGTTTAAGCACCTTGGCGGCCTGGTGTTCGGCTCGGACGGCCTCGAAGGCCTCGATCTGGGCGCGGAGTTTCGCGGCGCGCTGCCGGCGCGACTCGGCCTGGTGGCTCAGCGGGAGCCAGCGGGGTATGTCAGCCATTGGTAGTCTCCTTCTCGGCCGTCACCCCAGAGCGCGCAGACGCCCAGTTGAACGGGACCAGAATCCCGCCGTTCTCGCGCAGTCGATCAACACAGCGCTCGCCAAGGGCGGCCGGTAGCTCTTTGGGCTCAAGGTTGGAAACGATGATGGTTGGCAGGCATTGCTCGTACCGGCCGTTGATGATGCGGAACAGGGTGGCCAGCTCGAAGTCGGTCGCCTTGGTTGCCCCGACCTCGTCCAGCACCAGC